TTTCATTGACTAATCTCTTTATTTGTTTCTCTTTTTTCAAAAGGTATTTACGAAACTTTTCTTCGTAGACCTTCTGTTTAACCATATCCTTTTTGCGCCCTGCTTTCGCCATTTGTTTTTGTGTTCGTTATCTAATCCAACCAAGACCTTGTCTTCTGTATGTATAAGAACGTCTGTCGCGTCCGTCGCTAATCTCAAAAGCATTCGACGGATAGACATTTGTTTGCGACCATATCTGTTGTGTTTCGTTCGTAGTGTACTCTGGGAAGTCTGATTGATTAAAACACAAGAAGTCAACCATTCTTTGCGTGTAGAACATTGCTTTCGAACGCGATTGATCGCGGTAGTTTTGCAAGTCGGTTTGTGTTATCGGTGTAGTGTCTTCGCTTGTGCGAATTACTAAACTTCCGTTGTCGGTTTTAACGTACAAATGAGGAAGCATTTCGTACAACGACCACCACATTATCATTCGACGTAAGTAAGTGTCTAAAAGTTCCTCGTATGCACCTGCAATGTCGTCGTTTACAACGTCTTCTTTAATCTTATTGTAAAGGTCAGTTCCTAAATACAACTGCGCGTATTCGTCCTGCGCTAAATAGATAGCAGGGTACATCAAAAGAGGGTCAACGCTTCCGTTAATCCAACTGTATTTTTTTATGTAGTTTTCGTCTATTAAAAGAACTTCGGGTTGTAGTGCCATTTTTTATGAGTATTTAAGTGAACCTCTGTTTGGTGTGTTAATTGGTGCAATTCCTTCTTGACCTTTTTGCGGAACATATGGGTTGTTACCTACACGCTTGTCGTTTTCAAGTCCGTCGTTAGGTAAAATGCGTCCTTTTGAATCTCTTTTTCTAACGTAGATTTGTCTTTTGAAGATATGTCCACAATAGACCCCCCCCTTCCAGTCAAAGAGCGAATACGTTTGAGACCCCGAAGGTGCAAATTGTCCATTCACTCCTGACTTGCTCATTTTGTCAATGTCTTCGTAGCGGAATATTGCGCCTGCTTGTGACATCTTTACCATTTTCTTGCAAAACTGACGACTATTTTCTTTGATATTTTGCGAGTATGCGTAACGTAATTTGTAAAGACCTGTATCGCCCCACTCACTTTTCTTTTCTCCTTGAGCGTCGCTCATTTTTGGCATCTTATTTCGCTTTGCGAAGAACTCGCTTGTGTATTTCAACTCATTTTGTGGGTCAGTTACGTCTTCTTCGCTTACCAATTCCCACTCATTTAAGTCAATGTACTCCGCTTTTTGTTCTAAGATACTAATCCATTCCTCACCTTGCTCGTCGCTAAAGTCATTTTCAGCAACCGCAACCTTCTTCTTCGTTACAACTTTTTTTTTTTGAGCGGACAATTTAGCCACCGCGTCACCGCCTGTTTGAAACATTGACTTCGCTACGTCTACATCAAGACCCAAGAATTGAACTAAAAAGACAATGGCTTGTTCTTGTGTCAACGTACCCGCGCTAACACTTGCAACAATCTCTAAAGCACTCGCTATTTGCGCTCCGTTGTACGTTACGTCTGAAACCTTTTCAGCTACCGCGTTAGGGTCAGTTGTTGAAGTTGTGGTTGTAACGTCAATAGGTGACGTAGAATCGATTACAATTGCTTCGTCGAATACACTATTCATTTTTATTTCAACGTCGCCTAAAATCGGTGTGAACACGTCTTCGATTATACGTTGGTAAGGCTTTACAACTTGGTTGTTGAATATCTCCATACCGACAAGCATTTCGTCCTTGTTACTTCCGAAGCCGTTAGACTCTCTAATTCCGTGAATCAATGGCGACACAACGCGGTGTCCTACCATAATTTGCTTCGCTGTTTCTTCGCTTAAAAACTGATATTGCTTGTCCGCATCCGACAAAGGGAAAGATTCGATTTGTGGAGCGCGTGTAGGATCTTCATTAAATGTCATTAAGAACTTACCTGCGTTACTTGCACCACTCAATCTTGTTTCCCACTCACGACGTATTGCTTCGCGTTCTTCTTTTTGCGGAATACCATTCAAGAAGTTAATAATGAATGAAGGGAAAAGACCATTCAAGATATTGTTAACGTGGTAAAGTCCCATTTGGTAACTCAACTCAACGTAGTTCAACGCACCGAAGTAGTCAGGTTTAGGATAGTAAACGCTTCCCGCACTCATTCCGTGAGCGTAAATAACTTGTCTTGGTTGTTCTTGTGCAATGGAAGGATTGAACGCAGGGATAAACTCTGGCTTTCCTCTTTTGCTTCGTGTATTTGCCCAATCTTTCGAATAGAAAATTCCTGTGATATCGTCTTCTTCACGATCGTAAGCAAGTCGGCAATTCTCAAAAGGTAAGTGATTTATTTGTACAACGCGAGTAAAGTCCATTGACCAAATTACTTCGGCAACAAATGCGCCTTGTAGCTTTAAATCAAACGCGATTCCTTGCAATGCGTTGTCGAGAATTGTTCCTGTACCTTTTCCTTCAATCATATACGCGATAGAATTAACTAACGCGTTGTGAATTGGTGAATTGTGAAAGAGATTCAGTAAATAACTTGGGTATAAATTATTAGAACCATAGTCAATCCAACCGCTTCTATTCTCTTTTTCAACCGCTTCAACTGGCTGATATAATGAAAGGTTAATTGATTGTATATTGTTTTCCATTTTATGCGCCTGTATATATTACGTCTACGGGAATCGTAGGTGTTGAAACGTCAAATTAAATTGTTCCGTCTTGTAAAATCATCAAACCCTTTTCAACCAATCCAACTACGGAAGCATTGGTTGGGTCTATATTGCTGCTGCTGTTTTGTCCGTACACTTCGTAGTGATAACGACCTGCATCGACCAAACCAACTGTGGTAAGTCTTATTTTCGTTACGCGTTCGTTCTCGTTGATAACGGTCACTACTTGCGCGAGTTGTTCACCTGTCATTTCGTAAGTCAAAATGAGTAGGTAGTGAGTAAAGGCAACATTGAAATACTGGCGACCTTCGTCTAACGAAAGCCACGCATATTGATTCGCTGTATTTGTATTTAGATAAACCATTCTATCTTTCCTTTACGTTAAAATTACAACACGTAGGGACGCGTTGTCCCTATGTGTGTAAAAGTTTTTTGATTAGTCAAGAATTGTTGAAGGCGCACCGCTTAATTTGTAAGCACGCTTTGCAGCTTCGTGAGTGAATGCCAAAGTGTATTGGTTTGCGTCACCTAAAGTTGTTCCTGTTCCTGCTGTTGCAGTAGAAAGGTCTGCTCCGTATTCGTATCCAACAGCCCACCAATTTCCGTTTGTGTCTTGAACGAAAACAATAACGCGAGCAGTAGCAACATTTTGCAATTCAAGACGCTTTTCAGCACTTAATTTTTGCAACATAATGTTTACCGTCTGCGTGTAAAATACTGTTCCGTTGTCGCGGTTGAAGTTGATTGTTTCTTCAAACGATCCTGTTTGCGTTGGCAATTCGTATGTGTACAAATCACCTGCTGAAGGACCAAGAATTAAAGTAACAACTTCAGAAGCGTCCAAAGTAAATGAATCTACTGCTGTCTTGTCAACAAGAACAATCTGCTTAATACCACCGATGCCGTCTTTGCAATCGAGTGTAAAACCTGTGCTTAATTCACATGCCATATTTGTATGTTTTTATTAGCACAAAAGAGGAGCGGTGTTTAAGCCGCTACCTCTATTCGTGCAAGGGTTAGAATGGTCTGATTATGCAGTGTATTGGTAGAACGCGATTTCAGCACCAAAACCGTATTGTACACCTGCGAAGAAGTTAGCAGCGAAACGTACGTTGTTAGACAAGTCGTATTGATACATATCTAAAACAGAAACGTTGTTCCATTGGTCAAGTAAGTTAGTACCGAACCAAAGGTTGCTCTTTTGGAACATAGCCATTGTGTCGTCAGACATACCAGGACACTCGATGATGTCGTATTGACCCTGCCAAGTCATCTTAACAGTTTCTCCTTGATACAAGTAAGAACCACCGCCAAGACCTAAGATTGCAGTTCTGAATGCTTCAGCAACGTTAGAAGAAACCGCGATAACAGGCTTCTCAGAAGCACGACGAACGCGCACAGGAAGTGTTAAAACAAGTTTGTTCATTTCTTCGATAACGTTTGCTGTTGTGATAGCCTCTGGAGCATCAACATCAAGAACGTCACCGTCAGCCAAGAACAAAGTTTCGAAACCTGCGTACTCACCTGCAGTTGCGTTAACACCTTGCCACATGATGCGCTCGTTTTCAGCAGCCATTCCTGCTAAAATGTTAGCAATTAAAGCGTCAGTCAATGAAGCGTGAAGTTCGTTGTTCTGCTCTGAGCGCGCCTCCCAATCCGATAAAAACGTATTTTTACACAATTGTCTGTGGATTTGGAATTTTTCCAAAGTCAAGATACGCTCTGTTAAAGTAACTGTTCCTTGTGGATCAAAATCGCAAGTAGCATTTTTGAAAGTTACGTTGTCAACAAGACGACGAACAACTTGTTTGTACTCAATGTTTTCTTTGAAAGTAACTGCAGCCAAAGACTCGTTACTCAAAAACGCAGCGCGAATATATCCTGCTGCTTCTCTACCTGCGTAGGTAGTAGTTAATGATGTGGTAGTAGCCATTTTTTATTGTTTGTTTTTTTTATTATTTTTTAAGATGAAATAAGAAACGCTCCTCCGCGCTCATCTTGTGGTATGGCTTAGAAGGTGTTTGTTTTGCTTGCTTTACTTCTTTGATTGAAGACGCAGCAGGCTGTGCGCTTAATTTTGTTACTTCGCTAGAAAGGTTTTCGTTTGCTTTCTTCATTTCAGAAAGTTCGCTTTCAAGTTTTGCAACCAACGACAAAAGTCCTTCAACCTCTGCGTTTAGTGATTCTTCAGCAACAACTTCGGTAGATTGTTCTTCTTCGATTACTACTTCAACCGCTGGTTCTTCTTCCATTGGTTTCAATTCGGTTACAACACCGTCAGCAACAACCACGATGATGCTTTCAGCTGTCTTGTATTCTCCGTCCGCCAAAACAACCTCGTTGCCTTCTGCGTCTTTGCCGAATACACGAACACCAGCTGCCCATGTGTCGCTGTCTGTGTAGATGCTTGTACCGTCCTCTAAGATCGCTTCAACCATTTGCTTCACCTCAACAACTTCTTCAGCTGAGAGAGAAACATTGTGTTTCGCGAATAGAGCGTTTACTTTTTCTCGTAAATTCATAATTCTGTTAATTGTTTGTTTGATTAGTATATATAAAACGAGGTATATTTGTTTCGTAATTGAACTTTTCATAGGTTACAATTTTGATTTTTGGTTT